AAACTACTACAGGTAAAGGTGCAAACTATAGACCAACAAAATCTGGAGCTGGAATGACAGCAAAAGGTGTAAGAGCTTACAGGGCAGCAAACCCTGGAAGTAAATTAAAAACAGCCGTGACTGGAAAAGTGAAGCCAGGATCAAAAGCTGCTAATCGTAGAAAATCATACTGCGCTAGATCACTAGGACAATTAAAACGGTCATCAGCAAAAACTCGTAACGATCCTAACTCACGAATACGACAGGCGCGGAGAAGATGGAAATGTTAATATGAAAAAAGAAAAAGCAAAAATACAAAAAGTAATTAAAGGTTTAAAGAAAGCTTCTAAAACACACGCAGGTCAAGCTAAAGTTTTAACAGGCGTTATTAAGAAAAAAAATAATATTAAAAAAGCATAGACATGATGGATCCGTTAGTAGTTGTATCAAAAGTACAAAAAATGATGCGAGACAATTTACAAAGAGTTGGCGACGCTATGATCAGTGGTGGTGTTGACAATATGGAAAAATATCAATATATGTTAGGACAAGCAAGAACATATCAATATCTATTACAGGAAATCTCTAGCCTGCTAGAAGAAAAGGAGCCAAAAAAAAATGAGCGAGAAAACGTTATCGACATCGGAAAAGGAAGTTCCTAAACATAGGAACGCTCTTGAAGAAAAATACAAACAAGAAGCAAAGGCAGAACCAGAACCTTTGAATCCAGACAATATACAAAAACAAAAAGAGCAGCTACCCGAACCTAGTGGCTGGCGACTTTTAGTTTTACCTTTTACACCAAAAGAAAAAACTAAAGGTGGAATAATCATTGCACAAGAATCTTTAGAAAAATTAAGAATAGCTACTAACTGTGGTTATGTTTTAAAGGTAGGTCCATTAGCTTATTACGACAAGGAAAAGTTTCCAACAGGTTCTTGGTGTAAAAAAGGTGATTGGGTTATTTTTGCAAGATATGCAGGTTCAAGATTACCAATAGAAGGCGGTGAAGTCCGTCTATTAAACGACGACGAAGTTTTAGGAACTATATCTGATCCTGAAGCGGTGTTGCATAATATATAACATAGAAGGAGTAAACTATGCCAGACGTAGAAGAAAATAAACAAGATCTAGTTGACATCGATACATCGGGTCCAGGTGCAGAAGTTGATATAGAAGAGACAAAAGAAGAAGTAGTAGTTGAAGAAACTAAAGAGGAACCTAAAGTAGTCGAAGAGAAAGTCGAAGCGAGCGACGAGAAGCAAGAGACTAAAAAAGAAGAACCTAAAGAAGAGCTAGAACAATATAGCGAAGGTGTTCAAAAAAGAATTGCAAAGCTTACAAAAAAATGGCGTGAAGCAGAACGACAAAAAGAAGCTGCTTTAGAATTTGCAAAAGGTGGACAAACAGAATTAGAAAAACTTAAAGCAAAAGTTTCTAGACTTGAACCTGGTTATGTTAACGCTATGGAAGGTAAATTAAAAACAGGACTTGAAGTAGCTAAATCAAATCTTTTAAGAGCAAGAGAAAATGGAGACATCAACGCAGAAGTTGAAGCACAAAAAGAAATTGCTAGAATTGGTGTTGAAGAATCTAAAGTTGCTACTTTAAAAAATAGATATCAACAAGCAACAGAAACACCTGTTGCACCAAAAACATTAGATCAAGCTGTTCAAACACCCCCCTCTGATCCTAAAGCAGAAGCGTGGGCGGATAAAAACGAATGGTTTGGTAAAGATAATGCAATGACTTACACTGCATTTGACTTACATAAAAAACTGACAGAAGAAGAAGGGTTTGATCCACATTCGGATGAATATTATGCTGAGATTGACAAGCGTATGAGACTTGACTTTCCCCATAAATTCGCTACAACCGAAGTATCGAACCAAACGACTAAACCGACACAAACAGTTGCGTCAGCAACGCGAAATGTCAAACCTGGTCGCCAAACTGTGAGACTCACTTCATCGCAGGTAGCAATTGCTAAAAAATTAGGAGTGCCATTAGAAGAGTATGCGAAACAATTAAAAATCACGAAGGAGGCATAAGCATATGAGTACAGATAAAATAAAAACTTCCCGTGCGAGTCAAACTAGAGTTAAGACAGCTAAAAAAACAGTTTGGACTCCACCGTCATCTTTAGATGCACCCCCTGCACCAGATGGGTTTCATCATAGATGGATAAGAGCCGAGACTATGGGTTTTGATGATACAAAAAACATGGCCGGTAAACTGAGATCAGGTTACGAATTAGTGAGAGCTGATGAATATCCTGAAACAGATTATCCAGCTATTAACGATGGAAAATACAAGGGCGTGATCGGAGTTGGTGGCCTATTGCTGGCTAGGATATCGATAGAGTTAGTTAAATCGCGTGAGGAATATTTTAATAAACTTACAAAAGCAAAAGACGAAGCGATTGATAACGACCTCTTGAAGGAACAGCACCCAGGTATGCCTATCGATGTAGATAGACAGACTCGTGTAACCTTCGGTGGTACAAAAAAAGACTAATAATTTTTTAGTAATTTTTGCCAACGAATAAATTAACCGTTTACCTTTGGTAAACAAATGGAGATAATAATATGGCAAACCAAGACGCAGCTTTCGGATTAAAACCCCTAGGCAAAATTGGTCAATCAGCTGATAACAACGCCGCTACTGAGTATGAAGTAGCAGCTTGTGCATCTGCATTTTCTCAAAACGATTGTATGGCTGCTCTAGCAGCAGGTACAGTTGGAATTGCAGCGAATACAGATAATGGAGTTCTTTTGGGCTCTATGCAAGGTGTGTTTTTCACTGACGCGACTACAAGTAAACCTACATTTGCTAATCACTTAGCAGCTTCAAACGCAGCTACTGATATTAAAGCATTTGTAACTGACGATCCTTTTCAAGTTTATGAAATACAATCGGCAGCAACTGGCGCAACTCAACAATTAGACGTTTTTACAAACGCTGATTTAACTGTTGCAGCAGGTGCTTCACCGCATTTTGTTTCAAAATCTGAGTTAACGGATACTCAATCAACAACTACAGCTAACTTGCGAATCATCGGAGTTTCTGACGATCCTGACAATAGCGATTTAACATCTGCTAATTGTAATTTTAAAGTGATCATTGCAGAACATTTCTATATGACCGCAACAGGCGTATAATAGCAGAATAGGAGAATAAAAAATGGCTATATCAAGAGGACAACTAGTTAAAGAACTAGAGCCAGGTTTGAATGCACTATTCGGCTTGGAATACAACAACTATGCTAATGAGCATGCGGAAATTTTCGACACTGAAAACAGTGACAGAGCTTTTGAAGAAGAAGTTATGTTATCTGGTTTCGCAAATGCACCAATCAAAGCTGAAGGAACTTCAGTTTCATTTGATAATGCACAAGAAACTTTCACAGCTCGTTACACACATGAAACACTTGCACTAGCGTTCGCAATCACTGAAGAAGCGATTGAGGATAACTTGTATGACAGACTTGCGTCTAGATATACAAAAGCTTTAGCAAGATCTATGGCTAACACTAAACAAGTGAAAGCTGCTAATGTGTTAAACAACGCTTTTGCGACTGCAAACGGTGGAGATGGAAAAGCACTTTGTGCTACAGATCACCCTATCGCTGCAGGAACAGACAGAAATGAATTATCTGTTGCAGCAGACCTTAACGAAACTTCATTGGAGCAATCTTTAATAGATATCGCTGCAATGACTGACGAAAGAGGTCTTAAAATTGCGGCACAAGGAGTGAAAATGATCGTTCCTTCTGCGCTTCAATTTACTGCAGAAAGATTAATGAAATCTTCTGGAAGAGTTGGAACAGCTGATAATGATATCAATGCTGTTGTATCTAAAGGAATGGTTCCACAAGGATATGTGGTTAACCATTACTTAACAGATACAGATGCGTTTTTTATCAAAACAGACGTGCCTAATGGTCTAAAACACTTTGTTAGAGCACCGATGAAAACAGCTATGGAAGGCGACTTCACAACTGGAAACGTAAGATACAAAGCTAGAGAGAGATACTCATTTGGGTTCTCTGACTGGAGAGGTATTTTCGGATCACCAGGAGCATAATTATAACATTTTTGTGGCGGAACATAGTTTCGCCACAATTGACTTTTAGAAAGACATAATCATGAAACAATTCACAGTAAATATATGGGCGCACGATCACCATGCTAAATTTAATGTTTTAGCAGAAGATAACGCTGTTTCTCTCGAAGAATCAATACTTGACAAATTGGGAGAAAAAAGTATAAAATGGGAATATCTCGGAAACAACTATAATAACGAGATAAGTCGAATAACCTTTGAGGAGGCTGTTGATGATACAAGACCTATACAAAGCAAAAAGGTCCTTGGAGTTGAAGTGGGAACAGGAGCATCTATCTAATGGTAGGTATACTCTTGAAATGGTCAGAATTGATGACAAAGTTAAACAGATCATTACTGACATTAAGCTTGAAGAAGCTGAAATTGCTCACAGGCAAAACACTGCAGAAGGTGTTGCTCCACAAGTTTCTGTAGCTACTTAATAAAAAAGCTACATCGTTGGATAAATCCACTCCACACTACAGGCTCTCTTGCACTCTATTAAAAACTGTTGTATAAAAAACACACTATACAAATTAAAATAAGTTAAATGTAGACGCGTATAGTCGACATCCCTAGGGACTACATTTAAAATATCTAGGAGGATATTAATATGGCTAACACAACTTTTAATGGACCAGTCAGAGCTGAAGGTGGATTTAAACAAATATCTAAAAATGCTTCAACTGGTGCTATTACAGATAACACAACAATCGATTCAAGCGGAAACATAGTAGC